CGATTCAAGATGTATACGGGCAACCGATTAGTAATCCCACACCAGTTGAAGTGGGGGTGATGCAATCCGTTGGTGTGGATATTAGCTATGACTTAAAAGAGCTTTTCGGTCGTGGTCAATTTGCTGTAGATGCTGCGCGTGGTAAAGGTACCATTAAATGTAAAGCTTCTTTCGGACGTATTAACGGTACCTTATTAAATTCCATTTTCTTCGGTGGAGTTGTTGCTGAAGGTGGAATTGAAACAGTTTCCCAAACCATTAATGGTGAAGTGATTCCGGCTGGTGGTTCAGTTACACCGGTTGTCCCTAACAGCGGTACATTCGTGAAGGATCTAGGCGTAACGGATGCGAAAGCAATCCCACTTAAGCGTGTAGCCTCAGCGCCAACAACAGGGCAATACAGTGTAGATGCGGCAACCGGTGCTTATACATTTGCTGCTGCAGATGTGGGTAAAACGGTATTTATTAACTTCCGTTATTCAGCAATGGTAGCGGGTGCAAAGTCAATCACTGTATCAAACCTAGATATGGGTTATACGCCAGAGTTTGCCGTTGACTTGCAACGTGACTACAAAGGCAAGTTCATGCACATGAATTTCTTCCGTTGTACCAGTAACAAACTTGGGTTTAGTTCAAAACAGGACGATTACGATATTCCTGAGTTTGAATTCCAGCCTATGGCTAACGATCTTAACCGTGTTTTCAAAATCGATTTATCGGAGTAATGCCAAATGCAATTTAAGCAAGTTGATAACCCGCGTGGCTCAACAATTATTATTGATGGTCAGCCATTTGTATTTGCTCCTTTGTCACTTGGTGCGGTTGAAAAGTTATTGCCAGCTCTTCAAGCATTTAAGCCCGATGATGTGGGTACCGTGATTGATGTTGCGTTTAAGTCGCTTAAGCGCAATTACCCGGATATCACACGTGATGATGTTGCTGAGATGATTTATATGGATCAGCTTACAGAAGTCATGGAGGCAGTAATGTCTGTGTCTGGTCTTAAAGGAAATGATGACAACGCTGCAGGTGGTTCGGGGAAATAGATTGGGAGGAGCTGTACACGCATTTAGTGCTGACAATGGGTAAAGATTATGACTATGTACGTGATGAAATGGATTTACCTAGACTAAGAGCATTAAGTGCGTATCAGCAAAATAACCCTCCCGCACATGTTGGGATACAACGGCTTTGCCGTATTTTGGAAGCATTCATGGGAATTGATGAAACTCCGCAAGCTATCACCGTTTCAGATGATGACGAGGACGATATGCTGGAAGTTTTGTCGAATTTTCCACAGGGTGGTTGAGGCTGCCCTGTTTGCATTATTTGTAAGCGTTGGTTAAAGTTTGTTGATTAAACTTTATAAGGATAAATCAATGGCTTTAACAAATTGTAAAGAGTGTGGGGCACAAGTTAGTACTCAAGCTAAAAATTGTCCAAGTTGTGGAGCAAAAGTTAAAAAACGCTCCTTATTAAAATGGATCTTTCTAGGATTTGTTATTCTATTTATTATTGGTATTATTGCTGGTGGTGGAGAGGGATCTTCTTCATCAAGTAGCACTAGAGAATTGTCACCTAAAGAAGATGCATTAAAAAATACTGTACTTGATTATGATTGGTCAAAAGGTGGTTTTGATAGTGTCATGTTGGTTGATTTTAAAATCAAAAATAATAGTAAATATGACATTAAAGATATCACTGTAGAGTGTGAGCACTATTCTAATAGTAAAACAAAGATCGATAGCAATAGCCGAGTAATTTATGAGATTGTTAAAGCTGGTGAAACTAAAACAGTCAAACAATTTAATATGGGATTTATACATTCTCAAGCTGCATCGTCAGGTTGTGGAATAACTGACTTAGTTGTAATTCAATAAATATTCTTTAGAAAATAACCCCGTTCACACGGGGTTTTTTATTTTTCAAATTTACCTTGCATCGGCAAGGTTTTTTTATGCCTATGAGGTGTGTATGGCAAATAATAACCGTGTCGAAGTGCATGTTGGTGCTAAAACTTCCGAGTTAAAGGAAGGTATGCAAGATGCAGAAAAAATAGTTTCAGATTCCGCCAAGAAGATTGAAAGTACTGGGCATAACATTGATTTTAAACTTGATCTTTCTAATCTACGGTCAGAGCTAAATGGCTTTGCCTCAAACCTTTCTGATAAGTTTAAGACAGTAGGCAATGATATTAAGAGCTCGCTGACTAATGGCCTATCTTTAGTCAGAGGCGGTTTTTTTCTTGGTATTGGCCAAGAGATTGCTAGAAGTGCAGCGGAAGCGGTTGCAGCAATTCCTGATCTTGTATCTGCAGTGGGTAAGGCTTCAAAAGAGTTAGAGATTCAAGCCCGATTAGCAAACTCGAATACTTTAGAATTTCAAGAATGGGCATTTGCTGCCAAAAAAGTAAACGTGGAGCAGGACAAGCTATCGGACATCATGAAAGATGTAAACGATAAGTTTGGTGACTTCATGCAAACTGGTGGTGGTGAGATGGCCGATTTCTTTGAGAAGATCGCGCCAAAAGTCGGTGTCACTGCCCAACAATTTAAAGGCTTATCTGGTCCGCAAATCCTAGAAAAGTACTACCAGACTTTGCAAAAAGCCAATGTTTCACAGGCTGAAATGACTTTCTATATGGAAGCCATTGCGAACGATGCAACATTATTAGCTCCATTATTGGATAACAATGGTCAAAAATTAAAAGAGTACGCTAAACAGGCTCATGATTTAGGCGTAATCATGAGTGATGATGCCATAGCTGCTACCAAAGAATTTAATACTTCTCTTGAGACTGTCCAAACAACACTTCAAGGAGTATTAACCCGTATTGCAGCACAAGCAGCTCCATCCCTGACTGAATTAGCCAATCAATTTTTAACTTTTGCGGTTGATTCCAAGGATGCCATTGATGATTCAATTAAATCGATTATTGGTATTTTTGAAAGCCTATTTAGCATTCTGAGTGAGCAGTTCACAACGATCGGGGCAATCTGGAGTGACTTGACTGGAAGCATTGGAGACGATGCGAATAAACAGATTGGCTTTATGGATGCTATATCTGTAGTACTAAGAGCATTAGGTGTAGTAGTTACGGGCTTTCAGGTAGGTGTGCAATCTGCTTTTGCAATCATTCGTGCCGTTGTTGTTACGGTCTGCCAAGCATTAATCATTGCATTTAATGGCCTTATGGCTGGCTTTGATATGGTAAGAAGTACTATTCAGTATGGTCTGGATGTACTACAGGTTAAGTTTCAAACATTTGGCAGCGTTGTAAATAATATCCTTCATTTTAATTTCTCTGGCGCGAAAGCAGCATGGGAGGGTGGTTTATCTCAGCTTGGTAGTATTACTGATCGATACACTAATCAAATGAAAGGACGCATGGCTGACCTAAAAAACTCTTGGAATGCGGGAGCCACTACAGCAGCCAATTCACTTGTCACAGCAGGAAAGCGAATTCTTGAGGTTACTACAGCGGGTAATCAGAAGATTACCAACTATGTGTTTAAGGATCCGACCAAACCAGTCGAGCCGCCAAAACCACCTAAGCTTGGCTTAGGAACTGCACCACCTAATACAAAATTAGGTATAGGTACTGGTGAAAAAGACGAGAAAGGCGGTTCTAAATCATCAGCTAAATCTAAGGCTGAGCAGGAAGCTAAAGAACGTCAGCGCCAAGCTGAACAAGCAGCTAAAGCACTTGCCGATATTCGGTATAAATATGCATCCGAAGAAAAGAAAGTTGCTTTAGATCTGCAAAAGGCATTAGATGAGATTGAAAAATCCAAGATGACTGCAGATGAAAAAGCCGCTGCAAAAGTCAAAGCTGAAAAAGATGCATCCGACAAGATCATTGCTATCCGTTTAAAAGAGTTTGAGGAATACAAAAAAGCTCGTGAAGAACAGATAGACAATTATCAACAGCAAGCACAGCGCCTTTATGAAATTGAAGCGTCACGAATTCAAGCCGAGTTTGATGCCAAGAAAATTTCAAATGTCCGTAAAGTCCAGTTGGAAAAACAACTAGAAGATCAGTTACGTGAAATTAAACGGCAAGGTCTTTTAGAGCGTTTAGCACTTGAGAACGAGCAAACCGGTATTACGGGTAAGCAGGGCAATCAAAACCAAATCACAAACAACATTTCTGATTTAGAGACAGATCAGAAAGTTGCTGACACTAAGTCTATGGGCTTAATCAGTGATGCGGAAATGA